CTCTAAGGCTTTCATGGCGCGCTCGGCTTCGGAGGCGGTCTCGATGGTGGCGCGGGCCTGCTCCTCGGTCGCCTCGGTGACGTCGCCCGTGGCTTCCTTGTGCTTGCGTAAGGCTTCTTCGACTTCTTCGATGTTCTTCTTCGCCTGCTCAGGATTGCCGCGGTCCGTGCCTTGCGTCAGCTTGACCCACAACCGCGCGCCTTCCTCGCCGAGCGCCTCGAGCTGCTTCTGTAAGGCGTCGAACCCGCCTTGTGATTCGGCGAACGCGACGACCGCGTCGCGGCCCCCGCTGCCAAACCCGAAGACGGACTTCAGCGCGGCCCAGGCTTTCTTCGCCGCGTCGATCACCTTGAACAACCCCGACACGACACTGGCCATGCCGCCGATGATGTCGCCGCTGGCGATCCGCCCGATGCCGGTCCCCAATTCCGTCGCACCGGCAATGCCTTCTTTGGCCGCATCGCGGAAATTCTGGATCCCGTTGGTGACGCGGGCGATCGTGTCAATGAACTTACTGCCCGTCACGGCTGCCAGGTTCTGCATGGCGTCGTTGAGCCGCTTAAATTCATCGACGGCTGGCGGGAGGGTCTGGAAGAATTTTTTCGCGTCAGCCGCGACCCGATTGTATTGCTCGCCGGCAATCTTGCCCCAGGTCTGCAGACTCTTGGCGTTGTCGTCGACGCGCTTGCCCCAGTCCTCCCACTGGCGCGAGACCTCGGCGGGAATCGTCGCGCTGATGACCTCGGCGGCCTGACGATGCGCCACGACGAACGCCTGGATGCCCTGAAGGCTGCGCGCCATGTTGGTGTCGCGCTTCTCGAGTTCCGCGGTGAACTGCCGCATGCCGGCAAAAATCTTCTCGTCGGCGGCCTTCTGCTTGTCCGCGGCGGCTTCGGCCTTCCGCGCGGCGGCCTCGCGCTCTCTGGCCAGCCGTTCGAGTTCGGCGGCGCCGGCCTTCGTCGGACCCGGCAGGTTGACGTCACCGCGCCCGCCAGCCGCGTTCGCGCCCGTCTGCATGGCGCTCGCCTGGGTCATCGCGGCGCCCACGCCCTGCGTCATGGCGGTGCCGGCAAACGCGGCGAACCGACCCCATGACGACGTGATCGACGACACCGCTTTCGCGGTCTCCGCGATCATGGTGCCCGTGACAATTACGACTTTGTTGGCGAGGTTCTCCCACGCCTGCTGCGCATCGGCCAGCGCCTTTACGGTGTCGTTGGCCATGACCGTGGTGCTGTCGCCCACCTTGACCATGCCGGCCGCAATGGCGCCGCCTAACTTCACGCCGGCCTCGCCGAGCAGCGCCAGCTCGAGCCGGGCGCGCGTCGCGGGATCGGGAATCTTCTCGATCGCGGTCGCGATGGTCTCGAACGCCTGTTGCGGATTCATGGCGCGCAAGTCGTCGAGCTTGAGCCCGACATCGGTCAGCGCGTGCACGGTGCTCTTGTCGCCCTCCGCGAGCTTCACATTCATCTTCGAGATCGCCGCGCCGACGTCGTCGATGGTCGCGCCGCTTTGTTCGGCGGCGTACTTGAACCGTTGCACGGCTTCAGCGGAGATGCCGATCTTCTCGGAGAGGTCCGTGATCTGGCTGGCACTGTCGAAGACGGACTTGACGAAGCCGACGACGGCTTCGGCCGAGAAGGCAATGCCGACAGCACTCGCCATCTTGAGCAGACTGCTGCCGATGTCCTTGATGCCCGTCGAGGCTTTGCTGGTTTCCTGATTGACCTGGCGGGTCGCCTTCTCCAGGTCCTGCATATTCTGCGGGGCGACCTGGCCGAGTACGCGGTACTTCTCGATCGCCTCCTGGAGTTTGGTGTTGACCTGGGCCTGCTCCTTCGCGGTCAGGGCCGTCGCGCCGCCGATCTCGGTGATCGCCTTGGTCATGATCTCCGCGTCCTGCACGAGCTTCCGCCCGCTGAACGCGTTGGCGACCTTGTCGACCTTCTGCGCGACCGCTTCGGCGTTGGACTGGAAATCTTTCAGCTTGACCGTGGATTGCTGGACGGCGTCGTAGAACGATTTGAAGTCGGCGACGAATGTGGCGGTGATAGGCATCAGCCGTCGACCTGTTCGGAGAGACTCTCAACCAGCACGCGGTAGACGTCGCGGTCTAGTTCGGCGACCCATTCGTAGCGCCAACTGAAGAGTCGAGCAATGGCGAGGTCGGATCGGACCTGTTGTTCCCAGGATCCGTTTTTTTTTCGTCCTCGCGCTCCGCGTCCATCGCGCGCTCGTGCGCTTCGACGGCCTTGAGCACTTCGGCGAAGGCGTCGACCGGCAGATTCTCGAGCAGATCGGCTTTGACCGCGTCGGATTGCTCACGGAGCACCACGGGGTTCCCGTTGGCATCCTGAAACGACCAGTCCAGCAGGTAGACGATCATCTTCGAGAGCCCGACCTGCAGGGAGTCGATCTCGTCGCCGGTCGCGCCCTGCCGAATCATGCGGCGGAACACACGCCGCGTCTCCCCAGCGGTCAGATGTTTCTTAACGAGAATCCAGTCGCCCTGCGTCAATGCCAGGCGCACCGACTCCGGCTGGCGGTACCTAATGGACATATCCGTCCTCGATGGGGTTCCCGAGCTTGGCCATGAACGGCCCGGCCTGTCGCGGGACCGGCGTCTCAATCGGCCACACCCACTGGCCGTGGGCATGCGGCGCCACGAACCGTAACGGCCGCTGCGTCAGCTTGAACGCGTCGGCCAGCACGATCGTCCCGGTCACCGACCACGCCCGCGTGATCGGGTCGCGCGTCACGGTGTAGCCATTGACCGCCGCGGCCGTGTAGTCGGCCCAGCGGATCGACGCGACCACGCCGGTAATCCCCGCCGGCATTTACCGCGGCGCCGCCGGCGGCGGTTCCGTCCCGCGCTCGCGCAGCGTGTCGAGCAGGACCACGGGTTCGCGCGTCCAGTCCCCGGCCCCGACATACGTCGAGCTGATCGAGACCGCGCCCGTCGCCGTGACGTTGACCGACGCGTCGAGGTACGCCGGCCCCGTCCAGAAATGCGTGGGCGCCAGCGTCGACGGGATCAGCTTGAGCGTCACCGCGGTATCGCCCTGAGCGACGTCGAAGATGTCCAACTCCGTGTTCTCGTACCAGCCGGTGATGGAGCCCGCGATATTCGGGAGACCCTGCACCCATTGTTTGAACGTGTCGCCGAACGCGGTGACGTCCACCCGATCGCGGTTCATTTCCAGCGTCCAGCTGTTCAACGACGCGACCGCGACCGTGAGCGCGCCGCCGGCCGGGTCCATCTCGACTGACCCTTTCGATCCATGTATGCGTGCCATGTGTGCTCCTCTAAACCGGCGTGACCCAGACTTCGTAGTGCCCGCCGCGGTGGTTCCACCGCAGTTCGTTGATGTCGTCGATTTCCTGTTCCCGAATGCGCTCGACCCGCGCGCAGCGCATATCCACGTACCCGTCCGGCATCAGCAGCGCGTCCTCGAGCACCTCGTGAATCCGCGCCGCCGCGGCTTTGGCGACGTCGGCCGACGAGCCCGGCGCCACCGCCTTGACCAGATACGTGAACTCCTCCCACGCCGTCTTGCCCTGGAGCAGCGGCTCCTCGTGGTGCGCGAGCTGCGCCACCAGGACAAACGCCGACGAGCCCTCCGGCGCGAGATCGAAATAGACGCCGTTGGGGGTCAACGCCATCAGCGTCGCATCGCCCGCGAGCTTGGCCACGATCGCCGCATCGACCGCAGAGCTATCGGGCACCGGTCACCTCGAAGCCCGCCCGCCGGACCACCTCGACCAGCGCGTCATACATCGCCCGCCGCCGCCGGATCGCGATCGGGATGAACACCCGGCCCGGCGGCATCGCGCCGCGGCGATAGCCGAAGTTCTTCGCCCGCCCGAGCGGCCGGGTCGTCACGTAGCGCGCCTGCGTGCCCTGCTCGAAGATGAACGCATGCGGCGCCGTGTTCTTCACCGTCGCCCCCGCGCCGAATTCGTTCCCCTCGTGCAGCCCCACCTTGACGCCGCGCTTCAGCCGCCCACGCGGCCCTTCCGGGTACGCCGCCCGCATCTCGTCGGCCGCATGCGTCGCCGTGTCGTGGACGACCGTCCGCGCCTCGTCGCGCAGCTCCCCGGGTAACTGCCGCAGCGCCTCCAGCCACGGGTCGAGCCCTTCGAGCACCAGCCGGCTACTCATGGCAACCGCTCCGCGCAGGTCAGCACCAGTTCCCGCCCGGCTTCCTCCGGGTCGCGCATGGCGGTGACCTGGAACGCCCGCGTCCGGCCGCTGCGCGGGTCGACGTAGGTGACGCGCGTCTCGATGGTCACGCCCGGGTGATAGGGCACCGTGATCTCGTGCGTCGCCGTCGCCAGCACCGTCCCCGCGAACGCCCGCTCCTGGTCGCGCGCCGTGATGGGCACGATGGCCGCGAACGCG